GGCCTCGTTTTCCGGGCCATGGGGCCGCTCAAGCAGTATCTCCGCGCTCCGGCAATGGGTACGATCTTCGGCCTCCAGACGGCGAAGGAAGAAGGGGCAGGTCCCCGCGAGATCGCCAAAGGGTTAGGGACGGGGGCGATCTACAGCCTGTCGTCGCCCGGCGGGATGATGGGATTGAATGAAATCCGGCGCAATCTTCGCACGGAAATGTCGAAGCGCGAGGCAACGCTCGAACAGAACAAGCGCGTCGTCAGAGAATCCGGGGAAGGGAAAGAGCAGCCGGAGGGCGAAGGCCCCAAAAGGGGGGAGACGGGGACGGCAAAATCATATGCCTCCGTTTCAGCCGGCGGAAAGAAACCGCCAGAAGTTATCCCGCCCAAAAGACCTATGATTACGCAGGAGCAGAAGAAACGGGCGGAAAAGGCCAAACAGATCAAGGAAACACAGCTCGCCATCGAGAGCGCGGAACAGGCTGAAAACGCCGTTGTCGAGGCAATCCGGCAGCGTCGTTACAATCTGAACCTTGCCGCGTATGAGACAAATCTGTTCGTCAATTCGGTCGAGCAGGTGACAACCAGACAGCAGCGCGAAGTCCTCCCGTTCATTATCGAGCGAACTGATATCCCGAAGAGATTGAAGAGGCCGGACATCAAGGCGATCTATGCCGAGCAGAGGGCGAATCTGGAACCTATCGCGGAGCAGGTCAGGAAGCACTTCGATGAAGGCTGGGAAAAGATGAAGGCGCACATACCCGATATGTCCGCCGAGCAGATTGAAAATTACGTGACACATATATGGAATGTTCCACGAAGCAAGCGGCGGATGGTATCGAATTGGTTTGTCACGCAGAATCGGTTCCTCAAAAAGCGGTATATCGAAACACTCAAGGAAGGCATCGACGAACTCGGCCTGACGCCGAAGGTTCTTGATATCGCGGAAATCATAAGGGTTCATGACAGCGTAATGAACCGGGCTATCGAGAACAGCAAGTTCGTAGAATTCCTGTCCGGACTCAAATATGAAGGGGCGCCGCTTATCGAACGCGCAGACAAGGCCCCCCAGGATTGGGTATATTTCGATCATCCCGCCCTTCGCAGGACGCTGGTTATCCCCGGCGAAGCGAAGATGGGCGAAAAGATATCCCCTGAGCTTCGCGCCATCCTTGAAGATATGGGAGTGGCGATCGGCAGAAGGATATCTCCCACAGTCTTCGGCAAGCCGAGCCGCATGGCGGGGCAATACCGTCCTGGGGATCCTCCGGAAGTCAGATTTCAGCGGTTCATGGAAAACAGCACTATAGCCCATGAAATCGGGCATCATATAGATTCAGTCCTTCGCCTGGGAGAGAAATTTCTCAACGATTTCAAGACGGAGCTTTACGCGCTCAATCGCGAGCGGATTGAAGCGAGCAAAAGCGAGCCCGGAAAATACGGGATCGACTATACAACGTCCGCGCCGGAGCAGATCGCCGAACTGTTCGCGTTTCTGTTCACCAAGCCGGAAGTGGCCTATGAGAGGGCTCCGAATGCCACAAAGTATGTTCTCGAACGGTTGAAAGAGGATGGAACGCTGTCGAGGCTCCTGACCGTTGATTTTGAGAAATCAGCGAAGAACCTCATCGAGGAACAACTGAACACCATGATTAAATTGCCGGTAAAGGTGCATCCCGATCTGGTGAAGCCGCTCCGCGTGGTCTTTGACAGCAATGTTCCAAGCCAGGTTGCGGCGGCATACGATACGATGAACGGCATACTCAAAAAGGCAAAGCTCAGCATTTCCCTGTTCCATCATGTCGCCCTGGGCGAAACCGGCGTTGCGATTATGGGCCCGGGGAAGGTGGGCGAGATATATTTCAATCCAGTAAAAATCTATAACGCGCTGGTCAACCGGGAATTTGATGTATTCGAGAAAGAGCCGATTGCCCGCGACGCCATATCTCACGGACTGCAAGTCGGCGCGACGGCTGACATCCCCGTTCACATGATACAGGCGAAATTGAACAATCTCGCACGGATGACAAAAAACATTCCCTTCATTAACAGGACTACGGAATTCGTCAGAACATTCAACGAGACGTGGGACCGGGCATTGTGGGATTACCTGCACGACACGCAAAAGCTGTATGCCTATGAAGCTCTTGTCTCAAAGATCGATCCGGCGCGGGGCGGTATCACCAAGCAGAAAAGAGAGATAGCGCAATTCGTCAATGACACCTTCGGCGGGCAGAACTGGGACACTCTCATGGTCTCCCCGCAGATGATCCGCTTCGGAACAAGAACGCTTCTGTCTCTTGACTGGACCGTTTCAACGGTGCGCCAGGCGTTGGCCCCTACCGGCATCGGAAAGATTTACGATGAGACAGCGGGCCTTCGGAGAAGTATGGGGCAGATGTTTTGGGTTAAGGCCGCTCTCTACTTCGGCGTCGGCATGAATATGCTCAATGCGGCGTTCAGAACATGGGACGAGAAAAAGTACCCGCACCTGTATGAGGGAGAGAATCGCACCTTTATGGATCGTACCATGTTCGGCAACACGACGGGCAGAAAGACCTATTTGTTCGTCGGGCGATACGATGACAGATCAGAACGATATCTCAGGTGGGGGAAGCAGTTCAGAGAGCTGCCGGAACTGTTTTACGATGACACGGGCTTTTCTCCGGCAACGGCGGCCTTGAAGAAAGTCGGAGGAAAAACGTCTCCGAATCTACAGCTTGCAACCGAATTGTTTACCGGAGTTTCCCCGTCTGGATTCAAGAACGATGATATCTTTGGTGAAAGCGGCTGGCAAAGGGTATGGGGGATCGCTCAAACACTTGTGGCAGCGCCGTTGCCGTTCAGCGTACGGGCGATATCCGAGGAATCGAAGGAATGGAAGGTAACCGATATCGCCATGCCCAGCACGAAAGGCATGACGAGATATCGGGCCGTTCAGCTATTCAAGTACGCAATAGCCGAGAGCGACGAACGCATGCTGAAGGAGGTTTATCAGGAAACGCTTCGCAATAATCTTCCCGCCTATTCTATTTTCAAGACTTCTCTGACGATCCTCAAGGCGGAAGCGACGCGGGAATTCAACGACGGGATCGAGGCCATGGACGACATACAGAAAAGGCTTGCAGAGGTCGAAAGCCCGGCAGACATGAAACGAATAGAGAACATTCTCAAAAGGATGCTGAAAGAAAGCGAGGACAGACAACTGGGGATACGATTGCTCGACAAGGCCATTATAGACCTGCGGGCGTATGAGATCACAAAATGAGGAGGTTGAGAGATGATGAAAGATGAATTGTTTGAGGATTTGGTTATTCGGGTGGAGAGTCAATTTCGGGATGAGGCGCCGCTTATTATCCCGAGCGAAGAGAAAACGGCCATGCTCAAGGGACAGTGCGAGGCCTTCGCGCGGCGTTTTCCGGATGATGTGCCGGGACACTACAGGCCGCAGGAACCGGAAGAAGCGGACCTGGAGACGCGGACGCGGTTCTGGCTCAAGAACTTCGCCGTCCTGGTGTCTCATTGTCTCGCCCATGATCGGTTGCGAGAGAAGATCACCGCGCGGCCGGAATTGGGCGCGCTGGCCGAGTTCGTAGCGATGAGCAAACAGCGTTGCAACTAGCGCGACAAGGCGCGCGATATGCGCGACTAGTGAGAATAATTAACTTTTTGGGGGTGTTGTTATGTCATTTATACCAAAAGAACCCAAGCGATGGGGGGAAAATGTGATCGAGATCGCGGCGAATCCGGGGCATTTGTTCGGATTCGATGTTGAGCAGGCAAAGGGAATCGCAGCAGAGAGAAGCGAAGTCGCCGCGAAGGAATCCGGCATCAAGGCGGAGGAGGAGAAGGTCAAGGCCGCAGCCGACGCGAAAGAGGAAGAGGCCGCGAAGAAGCGCAAAGGGCGCGCGACAACGATCAAGACCGGGCCATTTGGCCTTCTGACCGACGCGCCGGTGATGCGAAAGACGCTCCTGGGGAGCTAGGACCGGTCCGGGCCGTGATCGGGGCTTTTGTACTTCTTGAGAAGATCGGAAATCGCTTCTTCAAGAAGGTCATTGTGGCGCTTGTCCGTTTCCGCGGAGAGGATCTTAAGCCCTTTTATGAGATCGACCCGGAGGGTGGTGTTGTATGTTTTTCTTTTTATTTCTGATTTCATGGTTTTGCAGATAGCATGTTCTTGTGTAGATATCAACAAAAAAGTTCTTGACACTATCTACACATATTGATAAGTAGTAATCATCACGACCACAAGAGCCTTAAAAATCAAATAATAATATCCGAGGTTCCCAGCGCCGCGAGGCCTGGGCGGTTTCTTGTGGCCGGTGAAAACCTCGGATTTTTTATTGAAAGGAGGAGGTGAACGATGCTGGTCACAATCAAACGGGCCGCGGAAGAACTCGGGCTCTCGCCAAAAACCTTGTACGGCCTCACGCAGAAGAAGGCAATCCCCTTCCATAAAATCGGGGGCGCGCTCCGGTTCGATGTGGAGGAGATCAAGAAGGCGACGCGGCGGGAGGTCGCCATACATCGAAGAAAACAGCGATAGGAGAAAGGAGAAAAGAAGATGGAGACGAAACTCATGGAACACGACAAGGAAGGCGTTTTTACCCCCCGGGACCTCATGGACACCTTGAACCTGTACGTCCGGGCTCCGTTGGAACTGGTACTGGACAGTATCGTGGAAGTCGATGAGAAAAGGGTGATGAATGCCTCGGCCACCCTGTTCGCGACGCTTCGCCTGTGGGACAAGATCGAAAATGAGGCCTGTAAGCTCACAAAAGAACAAAAGGCAGGGAAAGGGTAGTCTGGAAGAAAAAACCCCCGCGCGACGCATCGCAAGGGCATATCGCGCGACTTTTGACGCGCGGCGCAACGCAAGAAAGGAAGGTGATGGATTCATGGGAGCGATTTACAAGAGAGGAAACGTTTTCTGGATCAAGTATTACCGGAACGGGAAACCCTACCGGGAATCCACCAGGAGTACGAAGGAACCCGACGCGAAAAGGCTCTTGAGAAAGAGGGAGGGCGAAATCTCCGAAGGGAAACTCCCCGGCGTGTACTTCGACAAGGTAAGATTTGACGAACTGGCGGCGGAGATGCTTGCCGATTATCGAATCAACAAGAGAAAGTCCACGGTCCGCGCGGAGATCAGCGTCAGGCACTTAAAAGAACACTTTGAAGGGTACCGTGTGACGCAGATAACAACGCCCGCGATTCAGGCCTATATCGAGTGCCGCCTTGCCGCCGGCGCAGCGAACGCGACGGTCAACAACGAACTGACCGCCTTGAAACGAATGTTGAATCTCGGGGCACAGCAGACACCACCGAAGGTTGACCGGGTGCCTTATATCCCGATGCTCAAGACAAACAACGCGCGGCAGGGGTTCTTTGAACACGGTGATTTTCTGGCCTTGAGAGAGAACCTCCCCGATTATCTGAAAGGGCTTGTCACGTTCGCCTATAAATCAGGATGGAGAAAAGAGGAGATTTTCAGTCTGACCTGGGATCGCGTTGATCTGAACCGGGGCGTTGTCTGGTTGAATCCCGGAGAGACGAAAAACGATGAGGCGCGGTCTTTCTATCTTGACGGGGAACTCCGGGAAATCTTCATCCAACTGCAGGAAGACCGGAAAAAGAGCGAGACGATATTGCCCTACGTCTTCTTGAACCACGACGGAACCGGGAAGATAACCGACATACGGAAGGCCTGGAAGACCGCCTGTAAGGACGCACGGATCGGAACGCGGCTGTTCCATGATTTCAGACGCACGGCCGTAAGGAACATGGTCCGCGCAGGGGTCCCGGAACGGGTGGCGATGATGGTATCAGGCCATAAAACGCGATCGATTTTTGAACGGTATAACATCGTCTCCGAAAAGGATCTGATGCTTGCCGCACAGAGGCAAGAAGCCTATCTGAAAACCCAGATAGTCACAGTTTCAGGCACAATCCACGATTTCCCCACAAAAAAAGAGGCTAGCCATGGAAGCTAACCTCTTGACTTTATTTGGTAGCGGGGGGAGGATTTGAACCTCCGACCTTTGGGTTATGAGCCCAACGAGCTACCTGACTGCTCCACCCCGCGTCATGTCTCTTCTGGTGCTGCTGTCGCCGGATACCTGACGGTACCCGCCGAACGTGGTGCTGTTTCTAAGATAATACGCTCAAAATGTCAAGGGCTATTCTCTTTTAATCCCCGGATATTGTAAACGCCTATCTTTCTGTCGATCCCCTTGAGTGCGACGGGGCCCATATCCTCGGCCCGCACCTGTCCCTCCACCGCGCGGCAGGTATCGCCGCAGACGAGTATCTGTCCCGCCTTGGCGAGGCTTTCGAGCCTCGCGGCCACATTGACGGCGGGCCCCATGACCGTGTACTCTTTTTTTCTGGAAGATCCGAATATTCCCGCCATCACCTCCCCGGTACTGATCCCGATTCCGATGGCAATCTTCCGCTCCGTTTCGGGCAGGGTTTTGTTTATCCTGTCGATTTCTTCCATCATCCCGGCGGCGCACCTGACCGCCCGCAGGGCGTCATCCGCGGAGGTCAGGGGGGCTCCGAACACCCCCATGATGCTGTCCCCCACATGTTTATCCAGTGTCCCGTTATGGCTGCATATAATCGTGTCCATCGGTGAAAAATAGCGCACATTGAGGATCTCGCACAGCGCTTCGACGCTCAGCTCTTCCGCCAAGGCGGTAAAGCCCCGGATATCGCTGAAGAGGATCGTGGCCCTCCGCTTTTGCAGCCCGAGGAAGGCCCCCTCCTTCCACATCTCGGAAAAGACCTGTTCCGAGACGAACTGTTTCAACCTCTTCCTGAGGGTGCATTCTCTGATCTTCGCCTTCAGCTCCATATTGGAGAAGGGTTTCGTGATAAATCCGTCGATCCCCGCGTTGACCGATTCGATGGCGCTTTCCATGGTGGCGTATCCGGTCAGGATGATCCGCGTCATCTCAGGATTGATCTTTCCGATCTCGATCAGGGTTTCCAGCCCGTCGATCCCCGGCATCTTGTAGTCCGACATGACGGT